GTCAAACATTATGGGAGTACCAGCCAAATTAACAGAACGACAAATAAAGTTTGCAGAGTTATTAGTATATAACGAAGGCAGAATTTCAGCATCTGAAGCAGCATATCAAGCAGGGTACAAAACACGTCCCAGACAAGCTGCATCAGAGTTAAGAAATCCAAAAATATCTCCATTAGTAGTTAGGTATATAGGAGAGTTGAGAGCTGAAGTCCAAGAGAAATATGGCATCTCATTTGAAAGACATATAACAGAATTAGCAAAGATTAGAGATGACGCTAGAGCTAAAGGTGCCTGGAGTGCTGCAACCAATGCTGAAGTTGCACGTGGAAAAGCAGGTGGATTATATGTAGATCAGAAATTAATTATGACTGGCAATATAGATAATTTATCTGAACAAGAATTAGAATCTAGAATGAAAGATATCTTAAAAGATCACAAAGATATTATAGAAGGTACAGCAACAGACATACTCCAAGAAGAATCTGAGTCACCAGAAAATATAAAAAAATTAAATTAAACTTTTTTCTTTGAAACAGTAAGGATAGATTTAAATCTTTTTGGCTGTCGTATAGGTGCTTTAGTTCCTTGTGAATCTGGTCCTTTAACTGGTGGTATTTCGTCCCATTTAACATTAGGCATATTCTTTGTTAGGGTTGGATTTTTTTTCATAGATTGATTTTTTCCATCTTGACTATACAGCCACGTGGAAAGACATTTCTGTCAGAGAATAG